AACGATGGGAATTGATTCAAGAGTGTGACAATTTAGCAGAGACCCTTGGGGACAGTGAGACCACCGGCCAGAACTGGACCACTGTAACGAATGAAATGTGGAATGCAGAGACTTCTACGATTGTCAAGTTTGATGTTAAGGAGGGTTATCGAGCAGAAATATTCCAACTGGTGGGAAGTTGCTCGTATTTTTCTGTTAAAACGCCAAGAATCAAGAAAGTTGATAAAGACAGATTTGGCGATGCTGCTGATGAATCCAAATAATTGCAATATTTCAAATGTACAAAAATGAATTTTATTCCAAAATCAAGTATTTAAATGTTGTATAAACAAATTTCGATTGGGTGAATTTCTCATAAATTATAAGCAAAAATCCTTTACAACTTAAATATTCAAACAACATATTTAATTAAAAACATTGTACGGCTTGAAATTTAAAGCTACCGTACAATTGTTTGTAGTTTCAAGTCCGAGTAATAGATGCTGCAAATCTGAGCGATTCCCAGTGGCTATAATTTTGTAATAATATAGTGTCTCGGTTGGAATAAATTCCTCCAATTTTTGGAAGAGGTGCAAATAATTCCTCTCCATAAGGTCTGCATCACCATCCATAAAAATTGATAATAGATAAAGTGCTGAAGCCTTTTCAATAATGTTGTAATTCGACTTACTGTGCTCTGTGTGATACATTGAGCACCATAATTTTTCCCTATCCACATGTGGCACCCACCCAAAATGTGGGTCTATTTTCATATGGACACCAAGGAATGTATGTTTCTCAATATCCCTTGGTTGCATTACGATTGTCACCTTGTCTGCCTCGGGCTTAAGCTTAAGCCCGAGCTCTTCATACGTAGCCACCCTCTTTTCCCAGGTGACTATATGATTTAGTTCTTTTGTTGTTGCCCCTGCCTGATCATCAGCATAGAGTTCTAAATCTACGGAGTCTAATATCAGCTGAACGAGATCATACTCGCTCATACTAGGCAAATTTTTTGAAAAATGGTACCACCACAACATTTCATGATTTATCTCATTGTCAATTGTGGTTGAATTTTGCCCAGAGGGGTTTCCTGTGTGTTTCTGAACCACCATGCCATTTGTTAAGACACAGTGGGTGTGGATTATCTGCTGCTGCCTAAAACTAAGCGCATCAGCAAATTCTGCCTTGTCTTCTGGACGTGTCGCCCAAATTCGAAAGCG